ATTTAGTCTCAAGTCATAGTGAAGATGGAAAACAAATGGGGCTGAAGTATAGTAAATTTGTGCCAATTTTAGTAAAGGCTATACAAGAACAAAGCAATTTGATTGAGGAATTAAGAAATAGAATTTCAGTATTAGAAAAAAAATAATTAACTAACACAAGGAGTCAAACAATGGCTAAAGAAAAAAAAGAAAAGCCAGTTATTAATCTTGATGGTAAAGAGTATATTGTCGAACAATTAACTGAAGAGCAACAAATGATGTATCACCATATAAAAGATATACAAAACAAACAGGCATCTAATAGTTTTATTGCAGACCAACTTAGAGTGGGTCACGATGCTTTTGTTAGCATGTTAAAACAATCATTAGAATCTAAAGAAGAGGTTAAAAAAGACTAATGCTTATAAGGAAAAGTTCTCAGGGTCATTACTTACGACTATATAGAAATACAACTCCCGGTGCTACTAGGACAAAAACATATCCAGATGGTACGACTGAGACCCTGACTTATCCTTCTCGGTATAAATATTTTTTAGTGGTAGATGGTGAGATCGTACAGAGAAGTGATAGCTGGGCAACGATTGAACAGGCTTACGTTGATGAATGTGACAGTAGTCATGGTGGTGGTCATGGTAGATTAATAGTTGGAGGTCATCACTTGATCAATGGTGTCGCTACAAGTCAATCAGATTATCCTACTGATGAAAATACAAAAGATGAAATAAAAGATTTCTATGATAAACGTGGTATTTCATACTCTAGCTCAGAAACTAAATCAGAGTTACTGTCTAGAATAGTTCCAATGATGGCTGGAGACGAAGAGGTCTCTAAACATTTAAAGGTTTAATATGAGTTTATATAAATACACACAGAAAGAGGCGGCCAATCTGCTAATGGGTCAGAATGGTTTCGATGTTATAGCAGAGCACGATACCAATGTTGTCAATCCAGATACAGGTTCTTGGATTGCTATACAGGCACTAGGTAAAGACTCTAGTGGCACAACTGAATTTCTAAAAATAAAGGTTACGTCAAACATAGGTGACGATATTAGTTCTTTTGTTAATCTTATACCCGGAGAGATACTATATGGTAACTTTAGTGGTATTGTAAACCATACAGACTCTACAGCAGTATGCATAGCTTACAGAGGGTAAGAAGGACAGAGAGGCTAAAGAGGAGAGCTAAAATGAAAAGTCCACTAACAGATTTAGTAACTTGGCAAAAAGAAACTGGGCAACTAGACGGTTGGACAGCTTATCATTTAGCGGCTGGTGCTTTCTTGTGTAAAATTTTTCAATGGTTGCACTGGAGTGATTTCTGGTGTGTGATGGGTGTTTTTATTGTAGGTGTGCTATGGGAAGTATTTGAGTATTGCATTGAGAACTGGAGGCCGTATGGTAGTAAGAAAAAATGGGCTTATAATACTATGGCTGATATAGCTGTTGAGACAGCGATTGCATGGTGGATGGTATTGTGAAGATAAAAGTAAAAATAAAGTATGAAACTAGCACAAGTTATAATATTCCTATTGATTATATTTGTAATAACTGGCTGTGATTCCGGCTGGTCGGTCTGTGGCTGGGAGGTTAAGTGAGTGAAAAGCCTGATACCGCTAGAAGTTATCGTGCTACCGTTCTTGATGATAACGCCATTGTTAGCATTAACCTTAAATGGTTGGGTCAAATTTTTGTTCTTGTCGGGATGTTGGTCTATGGTTATTGGCAGATTGAAACTCGGATTAAAAACCTTGAAAGAAATTTTGAAGAAGCTAATACAACTATTACAGAGTTGGTACAAAAGCATATTATAGAAGAGCAACAGAGATATGAGGAAATGGAAGAAGAATTGAAGTGGTATCAGAAACTAAGTAAGAAAAAGAAGAAGTAATGGACTTTATGGCAGTATATGGCGAAGCAGGAATGATAGGTGTAGTGGGTGCTATGTTTGTATACCTAGTAGTGTCTTTGTCAAATAAATCAGCACAACAACAAGAGACCTTAGAGAATTTGAAAATTGAGAACAAAGGTCAAAGTGAAACCTTGGAAAACATGGAAGGCATGGTAATAAAGCTGATCAATAGATGGAATCAATCTGATGATAAGTTGGATCGCAAGTTTGATGCGATCACAAAAGAAATCAATGACCTAGACAATCAGATATCAGAGGTCAAAGGTAGTTTAAGTAGAATTAATGGGCGGCATTAATGGACAGCTTAAAAATAGCGGCAATTAGTTTTAGTAATTACGCAATAGGCTTAACGCAGATACATGAGCTCTTACAGGTAGTGGTTGCGTTGCTTTCTATTGTATTACTTTTAATGAACATAAAAAAAGGAAAATAATATGGCACTAGATATTAAATCAATGCTTGTTAAACTGGCTGAGGAGCAAGCTGACAAAATGAAAGAAGAGGCAATGAACCATTTGGCATCAGATGAAATGTCAGATAGCATTGCGACGGCAATTAACAAAAAAATCGATATCCCTTTTGTATCTGAGGACAAAGAACAAATTTTCTTTGAGAAGATAGTTGACGTTGTAACAGATGTTTTAGAGGGTGTCTTCAAGGGGAAATAACATGTTATCAATATTATTAACGATCATGCTTGTTGAGATAGACAGTACGCAAGTCAAACCAACAACAAATCCTACATATAATGCAATGGCGTTCAATATGGAGGATGTAAAGAAAAAAAAGAAAAAGGGTAAAAAGCTATCCCAAAAAGGCAAAAAGAAGAAAAAGGGTTTCTTTTCAAAGGTTTTCGGGAGTAAGTAGTGCCCAAAAGGGTATATCAACTTAACGACTTTAGTGGTGGTTTAAATACCCTCAAAGACGTTGCTGACATATCAGAAAATGAATTTTCTGTTGCTAGGAATGTAATGTTTAACATACATGGCAGTTTACAACCTGCTTATAGTATGAAGGACTCTACCAATAATAAAATAACTGCCTATGCTAACGATGAGATAGCTACGGTACAGCCCGGATATGGATTAGGTTACTTTGAGACAGATCATGTTAGAGACCCTGTAACAGTTTCACAAACTAGCTCTATTGCAGGAGATGACGATAGTGAAGGTTCCGCTACTGGTTTCATAGCAAGGACTAATGGTGGATTGTTGAGAGAGTTGGAATATAAGGTTAGTGGGACACAGCAAAATTTAGCATCTTCCTTTCCAGTAGGTACTTTGGTACACATGACCGCTAGCTCTTTTCCTGCGAATGGGATTGATAGGGCGGCCCAAGGTCTTTACCGGGTAGTGGATACAAACGGAAGTAATATTGTTTTTGGTAGGGCTATGCCTATTGCTATTGAGAGTCCTCCTCAAGTTTTTTGGGGAGCTACTTTAAAAGGTGTTTCTCTCGGAGACCAAGTTATTTTATTAGCCGATCCAGCGGCTCATAACATTGATGTTTTTTCAACATCGGCAAATAACTATGCACACGATGCAAATGGCATTGTTCTTAGAAGTTCAGCTACCAGTATTCCATCTAAGGTAAAGTATTATAAAGTAGAAGAATCTATAAGGTGTTGCGATACTGCTGATAATAACGACTGCAAAATTCAATGGTATGGCTGGATACAAAGAAGGCATTTTGTAGGTGCTAATTCGTCTGACGATGATAATTCTTATATGAATTACTTTTCAAAAGACAATGACCTTTCTAAGCCCACTGATGGTAAGGTAGCATCTAGTTCTGGAACAGTTGGAGTATTGGCTAGTTTTGAAAAGAATCAAGATAATGATAGCTCCACTGCCGTTTCCCTAACTGCCGGTTCAGGATTTAATGTTTCTATAGTAACTGAAACAGACGTAGACGGACTAATAGCAAGTGGCACTTATGAATTTGCTCAAACATTTGTGTACGATGGTAATCAAGAGTCTTTACCATCTACTTATGCAGATACTCTTACTGTCTCAGAGGCAGATGAGTTTAAATCTTTATCTTTAAACGTTGCTACAGTTGGGCCATACGACCCTAGGATTTCTGGGGGTAGGATATATATAAGAGAGCAGGGTACAGAATCAGAGTATATTATGTTGTTAGACATTGACCTTGGAAAAGGATGTAGGGCAAAGCTATCTGACGATTATACATCTTGGTCTAATATTAGTGAAACATTAACTGGGAACGTAGCAAGTGGTAGTGCCAATATTACAAACACGTCAAATGACCTTGCCGTAGCTGGGATGTCTATATCTGGAACAGGTATTCCTGATGGAGCAACCATTACTACTGCCAATAACGATGCAAATGTTATAACGATTTCTTCTAATGCTACCGCAACTGGCTCTGGGGTAACGCTGACTCTTTCTGGTAGTTTTTATTCATGCCCAGATAGAACTGTTGCCAATAACTTTAGTATTAAGGAATTGGGTTTTATTACTTATGAAGTTATAAATGGATTTAGTTCCAGTATATTTAGTAATGCATTTGGTGACTCTGGAGAACATTGGAAAGATGCAGTAGTTGCAAACAATAGAGTGTTTGTGTGTAATGTAACGATGAAAGATGAAGACACTGGTGACACCAAAGCAGATGCAACACTAAGGTCTTATCCAGATAGAATCATGTATTCCATGCCTAACAGGTACGATACGTTTCCATCTACTAATTTTATAGAGGCGGCCAAGGGTGATGCAGATGTGTATGTTGCAATAGAGGCGTATGCAGATAGACTGTTAGCCTACAAGAATAAAAGTTTAGACATTATTAACATAGCCGGAGATGACCGTAATTGGTTTTTAGAGGACAGTAAACAGTATCAGGGCGTATTACATCCGGAAGCAGTAAAAAGAACCCAATATGGCATAATTTGGGCCAATAAACTTGGTTTATATCTATATAACGGGTCATCTATAACCAACTTAAAAGAAAATAAAATTAGTGATAGTGATTGGAGTACACATGTTGGTTCATTTACAGGGATTATATACGACGAACAAGAGTCTATGGTCTTTGTAGTAAAGAGCCTTGACGATGATGGCGATGCGTATATGTGCGATTTAAAAAAGGGAAACTTTACGTTGCTTAAAGACTTTGTTTTAGATACAAATGATGGGCTTACAAATTCCGTAGACACTGAGGGTAGTAACACATTAATAGGTCACGATACAGGTAGCTCAGTAGATATTTATCAACTGCATAGATCTGTAGTTGCAAATGATGGTGTTCGTTTAACTACTAAAGCTTTTGACTTTGGGGGTATTGCTCAAGTAAAAAAGATTTATGCGGTTCATATTACTTATAAGTCTGATGTTGCATTAACAAATATGTTTACCTTGCTTGAAGAAGATAATACATCAACGGCATTAGCTGGAACTATATCTGCTTCTGCTAGTAACTGGGCAAAAGTAAAGATAACCCCTTCTTCTCCAGTTGTATGCAATAAGGTTTCTTTACAGCTTAATACAAGTAGTACATCTGCAAAGGTGTATATCAATGACATATCTATAGAATACAGAACATTGTATAGAAAAGGTGTGTAGTGGATAGAGCCACTAGATTTATTGCCAATAGAAAGCAAGACAAGATAAGGGTCGTCAAAGACCAACCATCTATACAGTCAATGAGAGAAGGCGAAGAGGTCTTGTTCTTTGGTAGGGATGGTGTCCTGTCTAGATATAGAAAAGAAAGAGGTCAGCTATGGCGTTCTGATATGACCAAGGGTGAGGGTAATAAAGTAGGTGGTACTCTCAAAGCTTCTAGGCTGGAATACAGTTCTTCTTTCGTTGACTACCGTGCTTTTTCACATAACTTTACTGCTGATGTTGACGCAAGTAAAATTTACCTACCTTGGTTTAACGACACAGAACTTGGGACTTTCAGAACTGGACAGGGATTCCTAGCCCCTTTTAAAATGACCTGTCATAAGCTAATAGTAAAACCGCCCGACCTTGATGACAATAATGATGATATTGTATTCGCTATAGAAAAGAAAGACGATGGTGATGACACAACAGATGCTTTATGTAACTATACATATTCAACAGCTTTTGTAGACCACACTGCAATAACGGTCAATCAATCAGACTGGAGCGCAACACCAACAGTCGATGCTGGCGATGTTGTAGCTCTTACAATAACTGCATCACATGCTGATATAGTAACAAGCTCTAAGGCTTTCTGGGTCACTTCTATTTGGAAGACGATAGTGACAATATAGTATAGTCATTATGATAAAAGTTTTATTAAATTCAAAGGAATCACACCATGCATAACAGTTCTAACAAATCAAAAGGTTACATGCCAGTTTCTTCTGGCCCAAACATGACTGGTTTTGACATGGGTAAAACATCCAGTCTAATGGAGATGATGCAGACTGGTGGGCCGACTACCAGAGGTGGAGCCGCACTGGCCCGTGCATTGCAAATGCGTTCTGATCAAGATAGGCTAGACGAAATACAAAGAGCAGAAGCCGAAAGGCAAAAAAGAGGTGGTCTGTTTGGTAGCATTGGTGGTTTAGCTGGAGGTCTTTTGGGTGCGGCGTTAGCGCCAGTTACGGGAGGTGCGAGTTTAGCATTAGCGGCCGGTCTAGGAACTGCTTTAGGAAAAAGAGCTGGTGAAGGTTTAGGTGCGGGTAAGTCAAGAAGCGTTGATAGAACTGGAACTGTATTTGGGCAACAGTCATTTAGAGATGTTGAACAGGCAAGTCGTGATTATACAAGGGGTATGGGTGAAAGAGCTTTACTTTCAGGATTGCAGGCGGCGGCTACGGCGGGGCTTTCTCCGGGTGGAGGCGTGTATGGAAAAGTTGGGGGAAAACTAGCCACTAGCCAAGCAAGGCAGGCTTTGAAAGAGGCTATACCTATGGCTATTAAACAAGCACCTTCAAGCCTTATGTCGGTTTTTCAAGGTGCCCCTACCCCTACTCCGAGTTTACCGGTTGCCCCTGATGTAGAAAGGATAACAAGCTTATCAAAGATAGCTGGTGATTTAGCAGGCCCTAGTTCTGGTGCTAAGATATTTGATCCCTCCGCTATTTTTTCTGCATCTAGCTATGACCCATTTGCTATAGGCCCTTTACTGGAAAGTGGCAGTTTTTTTAGTGGTATGGAAGATGGTGGTCTTATCGGTATGCAAACTGGAGGTTTGACGGCAGAGCAAATTTTAGAACAGCAGGGTTTGACAGCCACACCTGAGCAATTAGCGTTGTTCCAGAGTTTTGACCCTACTAGCATATCAAGAGCTACGCAGGGCGCTGGTCAAAGCTTACTTGGCATGACTGGTGGACAAGGATTAGCAAGTGCTGGTGGTGGTTTCGGTGCACAGCAAAGTGCTATATCTCAAATGGTAGAACAAGGACAGAAGTCTCTTGAACAGCAAATACAAGATGAGCAAAAAGCTTTTGAGTCTCAGACTTTAGGAACTGCGGCAGACATTGTTGCAGGTGGAGGAGAATTTGGTACATATACAGCTCCACCACCTACAGTTTCAACCTTACCAACATTAAATCAGGGTGATGTTACTTACAATGGTATTGAGTATGTTTGGGATAGCGAGACAGGTAGGTATATTACTAGGGATGAATATGAGCAAGGCTTAGCAGATCAACAAAGTGATCAAGATTAGGAGTTTATAAGTGCCCGGACACACTAGAAGTATATATAGCAGAAGACAGCGTTTGGGCCCTGCCCGATACGATAATCCTCTTGCAGACTTTTTAGACAGGTTGCCTGATTACTACAGTCAATTTCAGAGAAACGAACTTGCTTTAAAACAGCAGGATTTGATGAATAAAAGATATGAAGATTCTCAAAAACAACAGGCATACAGAAATGAATTGACATTAATAAACTCTCTTCCTGAATCTGCTAGGGCAAAGGCAATGCTTAGTTCAGAGAATGAAGATATTCAAGAGGCTGGAAGGGCAGTCGAAGAAGAGTCTAATGCCTTTGATTCAATGTTAAATCCATCAGAAGTTTCTGAGTCTGATAGTCAGCAATTAGATTATTACAATAATTTGCTTAATAACCCTAGCGTTAGAAATAATCAGGCTAGAATAAACCAAGTGAAAGGAAGGATAAGGTCTGTTACTAATAATTTACTTCAATCTCAGGTTCAAACGTGGTACGAATCCAACAAAGATAATCCTAATGCAAAAATCATTCTACAACAATCTCAATACGACCCATCTGGTGCTATAAAAAACATCACCACATTAAAAGACCCCAAGGAAAGAAAAATCATAAAAGGTGCAGATGGCTATAACTACTATGAAGACACAAAAGAGAGGGTTTTACCCAATACTGTGAAGGAGGCTCCAAAGGGAGCAACTATAAAGGGTTTAGAGGCGGCTTTGTCTTCTATAGATAGAGAGTTAGTGATTTTCAAGTCAAGTATGACTCCTGAGCAAGTGTTGAAAAAACAAAGAGACAGAACAAGAATTCTAGATAAGCTTCAAGCTTTAACTTTAGATAATCAAGTTGGGGGCTTAAACATACCTCCACCCGGTTCGTCTACAGCAGAATCTACTCGGACAAGGTTTCCCGGCATGAATCAGGCTCCAGCAGAGTCTACAAAAATAAAAATACCCGGCTTTTAATTGATGTATGCCAAAGGAGTCTCTACAGTCATTATATAACACAGTGTCGGAACAATACGACATTGGAACCTATGATTCTTTTAGTGGTAAAATGCAAGACCCTAAAAAGCGTAGGATCTTTTATGATTCTCTTGTAGATCAATACGAACTACCAGACTACGAAACATTTGAATTAAAAGTTTCTTCTCCAGAGCCATTTATAAATGCAGATGACATTTTCCCCGAAGAAGAAGTTGCTGTTACAGATTCATCGTTTGTAAAAAGCATTTACGAGTCTGTCAGGCAACAGGAAAACAGTGTGGCTAAAAACAATCCTTATGGTGTAAATATGCCTAGGAAAAAAAGCAACGCTGAAAAGATATTTAATTTAGGTGGAAGTCTTATGGCTGGAAGCCAGACTCTATTAGAGTTTGAAGACATGGATAGCGGAGTTAAAGCTGGAGAAGAAATTATTGACAACATACTTCAAGTTTCAGATAATGACCCTGCTACCTTTTATTCTAATTACTCAGGGCTAGATAAAGACAGCCCTGAAGTTCGTTCTTTCGTAGAAATATTTAACAAGCGATACCAACCACCAAAACCACAAAGAAACAAACAGCTTGAATCTATAATAAAAGCACTTGAGCAAAACAAAGATAACCCTAAGTATATTATGAGGGCTTTGGACGATCCTGACCCTGACAAAAAAATTAGTAATTTGACTGGAGGATTTCCAAAGTTTGCAATGGGTATTCCTACGTCTGAAATACTTGCAGGTCAGCAACAGGCAAGAATATCAGACGTTCCTCCTGTAAGTAAGGAACAAATAGAATTAGAAAAGCAAAGGGAGGCACTGGGATTACCGTTTACTCCTGATAGTAAAGATGTTGCTAGGTTCCTTAATAAGAGAATGTTGCATAAGGAAATGTCTAAGGAGCTTAAAAAGGGCAAAAGCCCTAAACAAGCGTATAAAAAAGTCTTTTCTGATATAGGAGGCACTCCACCAAATATTGTTAATCTGGGTATGGAAAACTCTGTAACTGGGTCTGTTTTTAGATCTATTGGTTTAGAGCAAGATGTTGATGTAAGTGATTATCCAGCTGGTAGAATAGAGCACATGGTATCAAGTGCAATATCAATGGTGATGCCTGTGGACGCGGCACTTTTTGCATTTGGTGGGCAGTTAGGGAAGGTAAAGCAGGTAGCTAAGTACGCTGATGAAGCCGCTAATTTACTAGCGAAACGCACTAGTCTCACACTTGCAGAAGCAAGAATATTTGCAAAGAATGCTTTTCAAAGAATTGTGGGTGGTGCTGGTGGATTTGCTACATTTGATGCTGGTGCTAGTATTGCAGACCAGATAGAAACCACTGGCTCCGTAGATCCTATAGAGGCATTACACGCACTACTAAAGGGAACAGTAACTGGTGCCACAGTTGGCTCTCTTGGCCTTGCTGGAACTATGGCTGGTAGAAAAGCCACTGGTGAAATAGGCGCTAAGGCTGGTGAGTTTGCTGGTGAGGTTTTTGGATTAGGCACAGTGCCAACTCTATTAGCAGGAGAAGAATTAACGTTTGATAATTATTTAGATGCGGCGGGGACTATTGTTGGTATAAAAGCAATTAAATCCTTTACCAGTCCTAAACAAGTACGTCAAGTTACTGAGCCCATTGCTAATGAATTTAAAAGTATCGTAGAAACCACAGGAAAACCATTAGATGTGGTTGCGAATACTGTTGGCAGGCAACTTAAAACATCTTTAGAACTGGCTATGGAGGGTAAGACACCTACCAAAGTAAACAGGGGAACGGTTATAAAAGAGATAGGTGCTGAGGCAAAACCTTCAGATGTAAAAGTGTTGCAACCTGAAGGTCGTGGTGCTAAACCTGTTAGTGAAAGAGTACAATTAAACCAAGAGATTAAAAGACTTGCTGAGGATATGAGTTCTTTAGAAAGAA